CAGATGCAGCCATTGCCATACCCAATTCAGACTCACGAACTACCGAGCCAGGATCAAGCAATTTCATAAATTTAGTTGCTGCTGCTAAATCACCTGCTGGACTTGCTTGTTTTAATGAGTCTGTAATCTGACCATAAGCAGATTGCATTTCGCTGTATGCTTTATATACAGGTTCTGCTGCAAATGTTTTCTTGAGGGTCATTTCATTTTCAAACCCTTTTTGTCCACCTGTCATATCAACAATAGTCTTAGGAGCAGACATTGTTTTAATCTTTTCGTATGCTGTTTTTTGCTCTGGTGTTAATTGCATAAAAGCCATAGCAGACCTAATATCAGCAGGTAATGTATCTTGTTTTGCAGTAAGTTCTGCATACTTGCCAGGATCTGTAGCTGCCAAGAATTGCAATGCTGCTGCATTAGCTTTTACTGGATCTATAGTGGTTGGTAGGTTTCCTCGTAATGCTGCAACAGTCTCAGGCACAGCCATATCGCCACCAAACTCAGGGCGAGAAAGCATCTCTAATTGTGAACCTTGTCCTGTTGCCATTGGAATAGCTTGTGGAACTTCTGCACCTTTTAGCATCTTTTGGTATTGCTCTTGGGCTTGTTGCTTTTTCTTGTACTCGCCCAACTGCATACCTGTAACCATCTGCTTTAGCGTTCTGTCAAACGATTGGTTATAGCCTTCCATGCCTGCACCTAATGCACCGGCTAATACTTGTCCTGTGCTGATAGGCTGTCTTGTCTGACCTGTCATACCTAGTGCAGAGATAGCAGCGTTTAATAGAGCTTGCTGTCCAGCGTTGGACTGTAATCGTTGTTGCTCGGCAGGGCTAATAAACTGAGAGTAGTCTGGTTGCTGACCGAATAAAGCTGATAGATCAATTGCCATAATTTATCCTAATAAAGAATTTGGATTTCTTGCTCTTTGTAGAGCTAGTAAATTGTATAAACCTGAGTAATCAACATTGCCCTGTGGCATCTGTGTTCTACCACCCATCTGCATTTGTGGCATTTGTTGTTGTGGTTGTTGTCTACCACCTAATAAGCCACTTGCTGCTCTTAATCCTTGTAGAGCTTGTCCAACACCTATTCCTTTAGATGCTAAACCTAAAGCATTAGATGTAAGACCTGTGCCTGCTAGTTCTGCTGTTGTGTATGCTTGCGATAAATTTTGTGCAATAGCTGCTTCGCTTAATCCTTGGGCTGCTAAATTAGCTGCATCTGCTGCAACAAAAGAATCTACACCTGATGCTGTAAGGTTTTGAGCAATAGTAGCCTCATTAAAACCACTAGCTGCTAAGTTAGAGGCATCTGCTGCAAGTGTATATGGTAAAGCCTGTGTTGCTGCTTGTTCTGCTGCACCAGATAATAATGTTGCGCCTACTGTATCTGCTAAAGCACCTTCTCCGGCTAATGTTGCTAAACCTGTTTCTGTTGCACCAGCAAATGCTGCCTCTGGTGCTGCTAATGCTGCTAATTCTGGAATAAGATAAGGTGCTGCTACGGCTGCTGCAATATGAGGCAATTTATATCCAACAGATTTATCTGCCTCTGCTAAAACATTACTTGCGCCTTGAGCAATATCTTCTAAACCACCACCAACAGCCTTAGCAGCAACATCTGCAGCACCTAAGATACCACCACCATCTCCAGATGTTCCTAGAACATCAGATATGGGATCTGTAACAGCAGAAATAATATCTCCGCCTCCACCGCCTTGAGGTTTAATCTTGCCATCTCCACAATGCTCAAAAGCACCTTGTGGTAGGTCAGGAATGTCCATTAAGGCACAGGCTCTGTTGTTAAATCTCATAATTTATGTTCCACCAATATTTGTTTTTCTACAAACCCAAGTCGTTTTGTTAGTCTTGCAACAGAGTTTCTGACATAGCCTTGAACTTTTGTTGCTCCAAATGCTTTAAACAATAAACACAATTGCTTGTATGCCTCTTGGTTGGTTACAAACTTACCACCATAAGCACATATAAAAGCTACTTTTTGTTTAGGATACTGAACAAAAGATATGACAATGACACCTTGTATTTTATCTTGTTCTACACCTACAAATAAATGCAAATGCTCATTGATTAAAGAACTTCTTACATCTTCTACATCATATTCATCGCACTCGCTTTTAGTGAGTGCATCGGCAATATAACCCTCAATAACAGCCCATTCAGACTGTATTTGTTTTGGGCTATATCGCCTTACTAACAATTAGAAAAATCCACCACCTAATAATCCACCAAGTGCTGCACCGCCTAATGCACCATAAGTACCACCGATTTGTGGGAACGCTTGACCTAGTGCGTAACCGCCTAGACCGCCAGCTATACCGCCACCAAGCACACCTGCTCCACGATTCTGATAGGTAGGCGCAGTAGTTGTTTGTGTTCCATAGCTTCCTAATGGAGTGCCATAGACCGATGATAGATAGCCTTGGAGTTGCTGATAGGGCAACTGTTGTCCGAACTGATAACGAGCCAATTGCTCTTGTAAAGGTTGTGCTGCGATAGCCTCTCTTTGTGCACCCACTTGAGCTAATGTCTGAGAAGGTAGGAACTGTTGACCATAAAACTGTGGTGCTAGACCAGCTAACTGAGCTTGTTGCAATTGAGCTTGTTGTTGCAGTCCTCTTTCTTGTTGATACTGTGTGCCAGCTATATTAGATGTAATATCCCCTAGAGACCGCCCATAAGCCTCTGTAGCAGTTCCTAATGCTCTTTCCATAGCACCGCTACCCAAACGACCAGAACGGCTGTAAAGGCTCGATATGCCTGGCAATACTGCTTGGCTAAATTGTTGGGTTAGTGGGCGAGTAGCTGCCTCCATCATCGCTTGTTGATACGGATTGGCATTTAAGAATCCACCGGCAGCAGTTTGTCCGACCTGACCTAAAGACGATGTATAAGCCTGTTGAGCCTGTTGTAGAACAGGAGACTGTTGGCGAGCAATAGCTTCCTGTTGGGCAATCGACTCAGTAGTCGCAGCCGATGGGCTTACATAGGTCTGACCAGGAAAGAACTCAGGTTGTTGTCCTGTCAAAAATAGACTCTGCGCCCTTTCTAGACCTTGGGTAAGGAAAGGTAGTAACGCTGGATCAATTTGCGAGCTTGTAGTAGTTGTTGCCATAGTTTTATCCTACGATGATGTATTTATAAGTCATGCCTGATACTGTGTTAGCTGGATGGCTAATAGTGGCACTTCCGTTGGTTACTGCTGATATATAAGGCATTGTAAAAAGATTACTGGTATAGCCATTCGATGATAGATAACTCATGGTGGCTATGATGCTTGGTGTTGCTGGTCTAGTTGGGCTTGATTGGGTAGCAAAATGCTCAATGCTTACACCAATGTCGCTTGGTCTCCAAACTAACTCTACATAATCGTCTTTTTGCAATGCAATAAAGAAGTTTAATGCTGCAACAGCTTGGCTTGCTGCACCACTTGATTTTCTAGCTTTAATACCAAACTCACTATTACTGTTTGCTACATTTGTTCCGTTTTTACTAAACCAAATACTGACTGTCTGTACATCGTTGGTCGTATTAGTTAGTTGTACAGAAAACTGTATGTTATACAGTCCAGAGTATTCTGCTGTTAGTTTCGTATTACTTACTAGACTTGCACCTAACGCATAATCAGTTGTAGAAAACGACATAATGTTTACTGCTGTTGTCGTTGTTGCTGCTTGGTCTGTATCGTCTTGTACCGCTAAATAAGGGTAATACGCTGTAGCTGATGTATCGTCTGTAGCCATCAACAGAATGACAGAATCTACACCAATCCGAGCATCTGTAATTGTTGTAGTAGATGCACCAGCTGTTGCTAAAGTAACAGAGCCAGTATTGTTAGTTTTGCCATTCATAATCCCATTGACTACCTCGGCTACTCCACGAGGATCGCTACCAAATGGGGGTAATGCTCTAAACATTATCTAGTTCCTAGAGGGCTTAAATCGATGTCCATTCCAACTGCTGATGTCCAACTACCTGTAGGGGTTAATTGTAGACGATGATAGCGACCAATACCACGCACAGACACTCTATTTTCGGCATCTGCTGCAGTCTGAGAGCCAAATACTGTGGACTCTGTTAAAAGCCTACGAGATAGCAATGCAACGCTTCCAGATCCATCATCTACGATAGGTTTAACCATTGTGATAGAGGAAGTAGATCCTGGCACTTCTATATCGCCTGTTTCTAGGTACGCTGTAGCGTTAGCACCAGAGAAGGTAACAATCTTTGCACCATCTACACCGGCTAACAGCAGTCTGCCACCAAGCCAAAGTCGGCTATCAAAGGAGGTCAAAATGGTGTCTAGGTTTCCATAGACATCCATACCTTCTAAAGTAACGGCAGGAGTAGATGTAGATGCAATTCTGTCTACAGTTGTTGTTCCGCTAGTCCAACGCTGAGTCTGAAAGTTGTAAATTAACAAACTATCAGGAGTTGCAGAACTATTAGATGCGTATGCCCAAATAATAAGTTTCTTAATAGGATCAACTGCTGCCGACATAAGGTATAAAGTACCTTCATCTACATTATCAAAGAAAAACCTGTTTACTTTCTCATTCCCGATTGGAACTACATTTTGTCCATCGCAGGCATAAAAGCCATCGTCTCCTAGGAAAAACGATGTTCCTCCATACTGAATAATGGAGTTAGCCTCATAACATCCTAAATTACGACTAATATTGTCGAACTGGAATACAAGAGGACTACCAACATAAGACATCCGATGAATAGAACGATCCATAAAGACTAGACCAAACTCACCACCTGTAACACCGACTACAGAGCCACCATCTGGAATATCTTGGAAGTCTGCTTGGGTTGTAGCGGAGGCTGTCCAACTAGACTCATCTCCCAATGCTGACCATTGCACTCTATTTTGGTAACTTAATTGATAGCCCGATACTACAAAGTCTCGCACTACAGTTACATATCGCGCCTCTGGTGCATCTGCTGCTAGGTTTGCAAATAAAGAAGAACTATTTAAGTTAAATCCTTGTAATCTATCGAATCCATTAGCTGCAACAATTACATTACCAAACTGTGTAAATCTAAAACGCTGATCGGTAGGAGTCGAGTAGTTTCCTGATTTGGATACATTGTCTAATGCTAAAGTTGCAGAATTTAATTTAAATAACTTTGTAGAACCACCAGCAAATACTAGTGTAGCACCTATAGTTGTTTTTCCTGCAACTACATTGTTAAGGTTTTCAGATGCTGCTGCCGAGTAATCTACAGCAACAGGAATAGCACCATAGCCAACAAGTTTAGAGTAAACATTCTCTGCTCTCCTAAGACCATTAGTAATGCCTGGCTGATCTGGTGTCCATTCTCCGAATGTTATTCTGCTGATTGCCATTAATTATTTACCCATGAATTATTACTACCAGAACTTGTAGTCCAAGTAGTCGATGTTGGTGTTGTTCCTGTCCAAGGCTCTGAGCCTACCGATGATACTGTCCAAACTGTCGTACTAGGTGCTATACCTGTCCAAGCCTCTGTTCCTGCTGTCTCGCCTGTCCAATTATCGCCTAATATTCTGCCCAGGCAACTTACTGTAGAAGTGTTAGAAACAGAACCTAAAGCAGAAAATACTGCGTTTGCATAACACGCTATGTTAGCCAATGCGTTAACACTAGCGTTGCCAGAAAAGTCTACATTACCAAGTGTACTAACTGTCGTTACACATAGAATTTCACAGTTTGCTAGTCTTTGTCTAATTGCACTTGCTGTTATTGTTGCACTAGCAGAAATAGAACCACTAAAATCTCGTACTCTTGTACTAATAATATCTATGGTTGCATTTGCTGTAATACTAGCGTTAGCAGATTGAACTTTACTTCCAAGTACAGTAACAGAGGCTACACAATTAATAGATCCATTTGCCTCTGTAGCGGTTACATCACCTACACAATATCCTGTATCCCAATATCCATATACAACATATTGGTCTGTATATTTTGACATTAATAAACCTAATTAGAATGTGTACCATTGAGTAGCAGTTGTAGCCATTAGCTCGGTTGTTGAGCCAGCAGCCAAGGTAAAAGCAGCATTAGCCGACAAGGCATTAATCGTACCGCCTGTTGCTGGATAAATACTTAAAGTATCCGCACTATCTGAGTTTCTAACTAGGATACGCATACCAGCTACTGCAGTTGGTAGTCTTACTCCAGCAGCCGCAGCAGTTACTACAGTCACATTATTGATATTAGAAACTAATCCAGTAGCACCAGCTTGTGTAGTGCCAGCCGCACTTACTGCCGCACTAATACTATCTATTACTAACCCGTTTAAGGTTGTTGTGCTAGTTGCGCCTGATACCGCAGAACCAATACTAATAGTAGTAGTAGAGCCTGATACACCAGCCGTACCAATATTTAATGTTTTTGTTGTTGCATTAGCAGTAGCACCAGTACCTAAATTTAATGTTTGTGCGGCTGTTGATTGACCAACAGTAATTGCACCAGTTTGGGAAGTGCCACCTATAGTAGTTGTTCCAGTTGTGGCAGAAGTTCCAAGTGCTGTTGTGCTTGATGTTGCACCCTGTAATGTTATGGTTGAACTAGCAGTTAAAGTACCGCTAATACTTGTTGTTCCAACTGTAAGGTTTCCAGCAGCTAAAGCGGCATCTATATTGGCACTGCCTTGTACTGCTAAGTTACCTTGTACCCTAGCGTTGCTAGTGGTATTAAATACATCGGTTACTGCACTTATTGAGTTAGTTGCTGTGTTGTATTGATAAACTGCGTCAGTAGCTGAGCCGACTAAGTAAACACGATTGTTAGCGGTAGAATCAATAAACAAACCAGTTGGGCTGGTTTCTTGAAAACCAATATAGAATGAAT